GCTGCCTGAGTATTCAAGCAACATAAAGTCAATGTCTGTGGCTGGCAATTGATAGCCCCAAGTTCGATGGCGTTCGCTAATCCACTCATCACGCCACTCTTTTGCTTCGCGCTGTCTAACGCCATTTTCATCATAAATTGGCATATACTACTGCCTGCAATTACATTGGCTGCAAACCAAATACTGACCATCATGTAATAATCTGTCGTCATTACAGCTTACACATCGATCCATCGTTGGTTCAATCGTTACCTTGTCGTTTTCTAGGCGGGCAAGGTAATGACTGCCATCTATTATTTCAACATATCCCACTTTTAACCTCCTTCCAATCTGGTAATTGTTCAATGTATTTTTTTACATCAGAAATATTGAATCTTAGGCTTCTACCAATTTTTACTGCTGGCAAATTGCCTCTTATAACTTCACGCCTAACAGTTATATTGCTGACATTGAGTAGTTTTGCAACATCATCAATCTTATAAAGTAATGACATTATTCATCCTCTCTAAAGAACCAACTGCCATTAGCAGCTGTAACTGCCCACTTAGCATTGCATTGCTCACCTTTTGGTGCGCTGCAAACATAGCCAAAATACGGCTTGCCAGTTTTAGCAGTTCCTTCTTTTAAAATCATTAAGCCGTGTTTGCATTCTTGCGCTTTTGGTTTTGTTGATCCGATTGCATCCACAACATCACCAACGCTCCAAACAACAGCTTGTGGGTCTGTCGTTTCCGCATTCTTTTCTTTCTGATCAACAATATAAAGTGCTTGCTCCATAGCACGAGCACGAGAACCAGCAGCAGAATACTTAGGAACAAACTCATCGACTTTCCTCATGTCATCCTTTGTAGCAGTTTTGTCAGATCCTTTTAGTAGAATTATTGCTCTACCTAATGCGCTTGTCGCTGTATCCTCAACATAAAACTTTTTCATGTTTTGGATATAACTCTCGCGTGCGCCAAATGCAACATTGCTAACTGCTGGTGATGTGTCTTTGCTATCTCGCCAAAGAGTTGCTTGTATCAAGATATAACCATTGACTGCATCATGGCTAATTACAGATATGTCAGATCGACCAGATGGAAAGTTAGATATGAACCACTTGTTTAGAGTAGCCACATCTTCATAATCGGCTAAGTTAAATGCCATTAATCTTTCCAATCATCGCTGTCGTCTTGCATGGCATCTGTGATGCTTTTAGCAATACTGATGTAGGCAATGCAATCCTCGTAATTGTCAAGTTTCGATACATCCTCAGCTTGCCGGCTGATCTTGACCAACGCCATACAAATTGCAACTTCGTTTGGTTGAATTGGATAACCCAAATATGCACTCCACAGTTCGGCAATCCTCTTGTGCTGTGAAATTGGATGCCCATAACTGATGCCTCGCGCATGAATAGTTTTGATGACATTATCAAATAACTTTTCAGTTGTGGTTGTCATAGTCAAATACTTCATCTCGCTTAGTATCTGTAATCCTGCGGTGCATGTCATAGCCGTCTTTGCGACCTTTCCAGTAACCTGACTGAAAGGCGTTTTCTTTGATTGTAATTACTATGCCATAACCTATTACTATCCCAAGCATGCAATACAGCCATAGCCAAGGTGTTGTTGTTTCTATCATGTCGCTCCCAACATATCCACAGTCCATCTGTGGTATGCATAAAGTATGACCTAAAGCAATGACCTTCGCTTAATCATTTGTGGCGTGTTTTATAACGATTAGATAACGCCAATATCCTCAAATTCATCGATATGATCATCAATCGTGCGGTGCTTATAGTCTGTTTCAAGCCCCATATACCTTGCCTTCAAATATAAAGCTGCCATCAGCATTGATTGGAATAGTAATTACCTGCACTTTACGATCCTGAACATAAGCCACAGCAAACCCAGTTTGCCAATTTGCATAACCTCTTGTGTATGCCATGCCTGAACTACTCAAATCCACTAAATTGCCAACCTCAACGCCCCACACAGTCCTGCCTAATTGACCTCTGGAAGCCTCTGTAAAGGCTGATTGACCCAATCTATGGGTATGCCCACACACTACGCTCTTTCCAAGCCTCCTAGCCCCATTTAAGGCTGTTTGTCCCGGCATTTGACTAAGCGGAAAAGCATCACCATGAACGGCAGTCCATCCATGCGCCCAGTCTAAGCCGTAAGGATGGAACTTGATGCCTAATTTGTCGTAACCCATAAACTTTTCATATTGCATTTCAGGCAGATTTAAGAAGCTAGGCAATCGTTTCTTAATTGACCTGTAAAGCCTAATGCCATGATTACTGCCTACTACATCAGTTACACCAAGATAAGTTAAAACCTGTTGGGTTTGTAATCTGTCCTCATGAATGTTGCCAACCATCTCATCTATTGTTCCGGCATTGAAACCGCCTAGCTGTGGCAAATCAATTTCATCACCAATGCAAATTGTGCGATGCGGTTTCCATTTGTTTAAAAATTTGCCAACTGACTTGACTGCTGCCTCATCAAAGAATGGCACTTGTAGATCGCTAACAAAAGCGATGCGCTTAATCGTCATCCTCATCGTCAGATGGGTCTATGCTAGGAATAATCCCACCATCGCCAACAACCCAATTCGGAAATGTTTTGATTTCAGTCATAAGCCAAAATGCGTGCTCTGGTGTAAATCCTGCTTTCCTTGCAGCTTTGTAACATTCGTGCAACGCAATGTAATGCGCATCAATCTTGGATGGATCAGGAGTGTGGCGAACTACGCGCCTATTGATCTTTGTCCGTTTAGTGGTTTTGCGTGTGTTCGCCATAAATAAATTATCGCTTACTGATTAAGATAAACAGATCATCAACACGCGCTTCTAATCTGTTCAATTGATCCTTCATGCTTGAGCCACCATTGGGTTTAAGTTCTTGCAGGTAGGATTTAATAACCCAGCGCAGACCCACTAACAAACTTGTTAATACGGCGCATACGCCAACGGATATACCAACCCACTCTTGTGCGGTCATTTGGCATTAACGCCATAATCTACTTCTTTACCGGAACTTGGATCAATTGCTTTAGCCAATGGTGCAACTAGCGCACCAAGTAATACTGCAAACTCTGGTCGAATGTCAGCAACAATTGCCAATGCAACAGTTAGACCACTTGCACCCACAGCTCTTAGATATGACTTGATTGCTGCTTTGTGTTTGTTTGATAGTTTCATTTTGCTCCTATGGTCGGGCAACAGCCATTACCAATGAGTAACTTCTGCGCTTTAGATATACGCCATCACCATTGGATTGACTGCCACTTTTGTCTGCTGATGTATTGCCTTCGATAACCTGCAAATACTTTAGAGCTGTATTGTTAAATTTGATTATGCCAACATGATCCGGTTCTGCATCTTTGTCAAATTGAAAGAATGCAATATCGCCGGCTTTAGCCTGACCAACTGGAATTAACTTATTGCTTTCTGCAAAGAATTTAAGACCATGAGCACAACTTGCAAATCCTTTTTTTGATTGGGATCTAACCTTGCCACCCAGTCCTGCTTTGTCATAACACCAAGATACAAACATGGCACACCAAGGTTGATTGTTTAGTTCATACCAATCGCCATACTTTGTATCATTGTTGCCTGTTTCGGTATAACCAATTTCTGCTTTAGCAATCTCAATTAAACTTGGCATGATTAGCCAAGTATCGTTTTAAGTTCATCAGCAGTTAAACCAATGCGATCAAGGATTGCTGCCTTAGCGGTTGCCTTTGCTTCGGCTTCGGCTAATTTTGCATCTGCTTCGGTTTTATCTTTTGCCATCTGTGCTATTTCAGCATTTGTGGCATCTCTGATAATTACTTCTTGTGTTTCGCAATTGTATTCTTTTATTTGTGGTTTAGTCATTTTATGATACTCCATATAGAAAGGCGGTTCCACTATCCCAAGTTCCAGAGGATGATGTGAATAAACTAACGCTAGTTATTGCTGCGGTTTGATTATGAGCAAATGCCGTAAATGAATAATTAATGCTTGTTGCCGTAAGATAATCATTGTTAATGCTTAAAACATTACCCATTTTAAATGTTGTTGCATTTGCATAATCATAAAGATTAACTACTGTCAAACCTTCGGCAGTTGTTCCGTTCAATGCAACATTAAGTGTTATATTGTTTTGACTAAATGATGTTATGTTTGTAGTGCTAAGATCAAAAGCATAAGTTGTGCTTGTATTGCCATTAATTCGCATCATAAATGTTGCACCATTGTTAGTGGGATTTGGGTT